GTCATACATTAACTAAAACAGATAGTAAAGAATTTGTTTGTGGTAATAGTAACTGTTCATTAGTTATACACCGGGACCTTAATAGCGCAAGAAATATCCTTTTGAAGAATATGTCAGTGTGGTAAGGTGCCTCTGCCGACATAAATAACGCTGGTTTTACTAAGGAGAAGTTAATATTACATTAAAGTTCTTTATTAGTGATTAGCGTTATCATAGCACCCGGGTAACTGTCATCTGCCAATTTAATATGGAACAAACCTCAACTCGCCAACGTATCGCCAGGGAAGCTACCGCCCGTCGTCAAGCTGAAATGGAGCGTCGTCAAGCTGAAAGGGAGCGTTTTCGTCTTCTTATGGAAGAAGAAGACAGAGCTGCTGAGCTCGAGCGTCAAGCTCTTGAGGAAGAAACTCGAGTTCTCGAAGAAGAAAATTTGAGACAACAGAATTTTCTTCAAGCTCGTCAAAGCAGCTTGGAAAGAATTAGAGCTATTTTGGCTGGACCATTTAGAACAGAACAAGTTGTTGAAACATATAACAAACACATTCCCGAAGACATCTGTATCACTTCCAAGTGTCAAGCTGGAAAGACTGGTGCTATTATCGATGTGTGTAAAAGTATCACCGATGGTATTGTTATGATTTTCAGTGACAACAAGAAGGACCAAATGGAGCAAATGAAAACTCGTGTTGAGCGTAGTGATATCAAAGTCATTGACCTCAATAAGCCCCTAACCAAGAGGTTCTTTAATGATGCCATTGAAAGTTATGCCCAAAACAGAAAGCTTGTGTTTATGGCTCTCAACAATGGCAGTAAAGTCAAAAAGTGGAATGGCATTTTGTTTGAACTCACCAGAACAATCAAAGGCGCAAAGTATTCTGTTATGTGGGATGAAGGTGACACCGCCAACAAGACTGACAGTATCAAAGAAGACTTGAACCAAATCACAAAGGAATATGCTGTCCAAAGAGAAATCTTGGAACACATGAGAATGGTTGTGAATAACAAGTTCATTGCTGGAGTTTGTAGGTTTTGGGTTACTGCTACACCTGAAAATTGTAATATACTTTACAATATCAAGTGTAAAGACACCATTGTTCTTGAAATCCCTACAGACTACACACCAGTTAATAAACACGTCGCAATTGAAAGTCTTGCTGATTTCAGCTCCAAGATTGTCGAGGTTCTTGCTGACCACCGTCGAAACCCCAGAAACGAAGCTATCCTGGTTTGTCTCGACCGCAAGAACGATGCTCAACTCAGTCTTGCGAAAGCATTTGCCAGAAATCAAAAGTGTATCTCTGTGTTATACAATGGAAATGGTATCAAGATTTTCGATGAAACCCACGAAGACTCTATCCATTCATTCGAAACCATTTCGCAAGCTCTTGACCACGTTACTCTTATGAGACTAACAGACCCAAAGCCCGTTGTCATTGTTGGTTATATCCTTATGAACAGAGGGATTTCATTTGTTGGAACAGACAGAGTTAATCCTATGGCTGCTACAACAATGTTTTACATTGGTGGTCAAAAGACCAATGTAGTGAATATCGCTCAAATTTTTGGAAGAATTGCTGGAAACGCCAGACCAGACTGTGATACCCGAACTGTGTATTGTCAAGAAGCTGTTTATCTGGACTACCAGAAATACCTTGAAAATCAAGACAACGTTTATACTCACATCAAGCTCGCCGAAAATCAAAATAGAACAGTTGCTGACATTATGAAGCAAGTCGGTCTCAAACCTTTGACCCGTCCTGTGGACCGCTCAAGTCTCAAGTCCGTCATTGAATTTTACAGTAGTTGTGCCCAGAGAGCCGCTGTTCTTACTGGAACGGAATACGACGCAAACACCGCTGCCAGGCTTATCGATTTGTGGAGAAATCCAGAAAACAATGCCGCTGTCGCCAAGGTTTTCCAGAAAATTCTCGAAGATGGTTATATTTTATACGAAGATGTATTTTCTATGTGGGGAACTGATGGACCAGCGCGAGCTTTAACTCAAGAAAATCATCCCAGTAAATGGAACCTTGTATTCAAGAAAGACGCAAATAATAATCATTCTTTCACAGACGAAGCCAAGGCAATCATTCAAGCGAAGGGTATTCGTGTGTAATATGTTAAGTGATAAAATACAATTAAAAACAACATAAAATCATAAAATACCAAAAACAAATTAAGGGAGTAGCTTAAAGCTACTCCCTTAATTTTGTTCCAAAAGCTTGAATGTGTTTGGATGATAGTTTGTTACTATTAATTCATCTAATCTCTTTCCAGTTTTATTAATCTTACTAATACTCAATGAATTAAATTTCAATGATAATATGTTATACATACTAAAATATTTTTGAATTGTGTCACTTGTATTGTAAGTGAAACACCATCTTATTCCTTTCCTATGGAGGTCATTACAAAATGAGAGTAGTTCTTTTATTATTTGATTGTCGTGGATATAAAATGCTTCTTTACAGAGATAAGGAGGGTCCAAGAATACAAATGTGTTTTCTTTATTATCAATAACAATGTCGCTAAATGTTACATTTGTAAATGTAACATCTTTTGACGTTATAACTGTTTTGAAATCAAATACAGTTTTTTCTATATCTCTAAGGGAAATTCCCATCTCATAGAAATTGGCTTTCAGTAATCCATTTGTTCTATATTTAATAATACCTCCATAACAAGTTCGTTTAATATAAAAATATGCTACAGCACAAAATATATCATTAGAATAATTTGTATCCAACATTTCAACACATTTCAAAAATACATCATTTGATAATTCCAGTGAATTAAATAATGAAAGAAATACATCGATATCATTTTCTTGGATTTGTTGATACATATTAATCAACATACTATCAAGGTCATTTAAATAAAATTTATTCAGGTTTCTTGTATTACTCAAATAACAAAACATACCAGCGCCTCCACAAAATGGTTCATAATAATTATCTATTTCTTTAGGTAACAAACCAAGAGCATCAAGCTTTTTTCCATATCTATATTTACCTCCAACGTATGGCACTATTGGTCTCATTGCTACAATTCAATAAGAATATAAAAATTGAATTAAACCACACTCCAAGTGCGATTTAATTTGCTATCAGTTTCACTCTTCCATTCGCTCTGGCGTTTTCATTCGTTTCACTCACGAAAACTGCTTCACTCGTTCAGTCAGTGGAAATAATAATATTATTCTTGAATTTCAAGATTTTCTTGGGGGTTGGGCTATCAGTGTCCTTAAACAACCAGTTTTCATCGTACTTGCGATAATGATTGGTCCAAAATCGAGCATCACCAATCTTGAAATCACCAACAATATTTGCTTTATAGATAAATACACTATCTGTAACACTCTTGGGACTTGAAACAGTGCGGTCAATGACCATACAATGATGGTCTTTACACAGTGCTTCATAAGCTGTCTTGAATTCATTAAAAGAACCAAACATACCTCCAAAGTTGTCATAAATGTTCTTTTGAGCATCGTGGTCTGGATAAAAGAACAAAAAGATATAATCAATATTAGTTCTAAAGCCAGGGGGAATAGCTTTACAGTATTGAAGCAACAGTGCCAAAAAGATATTTGAATGTCTTCCTTCAAAAATCAACTTTTTAAATACTTTGTCTTTCTTCCAAATGGCGTCGTCACCAAGACAATCATCTAAACAAACAAACATATTGTTCTTTTTTGTTTTACCTTGTTTAAAAATAATTTTATTTTGAGCGTGGAATGCTCGTGCTACATTATCTGGAATGTATTCGTTATGAATATAAAGTGGTGGAATAAAGTCGCTATAAAATTTATTTACATTTTCAGTTCCAGATATAACAAGTCCGTAAGAAAGTGTTTGTTGTCGTTTATGAAAGATTTCTTTCATCAACACACTCTTACCAGAACCTCTTTTACCCAAAAGCAAAACAATAGCATCTGTTTTCATTTTTGACATATCAAAATGCTTAAATTTAAACTCTTTTACTTCGTCTGTCATTAAGATACCCCAATATTAAAACTTTAGTTAAAGTAACGCAAATAAAATTGATTAGATAAATGACATCTAAAAATAGTATGGATAAATTTTATACAAATCCAGATACAGTTGATGTGTGTTTAAAGGCACTCCAAGATATTTTTCCATTGACTGATTTTGAGTTAATTGTAGAACCGAGTGCTGGTAGCGGTAACTTTTATACAAAGTTACCAACAAATAAAGTAGGTTTGGATATTCTACCAGAACATCCAGATATAATAAAACAAGACTTTTTTGATTACATACCAGACCAAAATATATATAAAAATATATTGGTTGTTGGAAATCCTCCGTTTGGTAAGTCAAGTTCGTTGGCAATTAAATTCTTCAATCACGCAGCAAAGTGGTCCAATGTAATTGCTTTTATTGTCCCAAGAACATTTAGAAGAATTAGTGTTCAAAATAAATTATCAAAAAGCTTTCATATTACCTTGGACATAAACATTCCAACAAGTCCTTGTAGTTTTACACCTAAAATGGCTGCAAAGTGTTGTTTCCAGATATATCAAATACAACAAACTCTTAGGAAAACAATTACTTTGAAAACAAAACACCCAGATTGGGAATTTCTATCATTTGGTCCAAAAGACGGGAATAATCAACCAACTCCTCCAATCAACGCCGATTTTGCCATTAGAGCTTACGGAGGAAAATGTGGTGAAATAGTTACAAAAGACCTACAATCACTTCGACCAAAAAGTTGGCATTGGATTAAAAGTAATATAGATATATCTCTATTAATTTCGAGATTTAATAAGTTGGATTATAGCATTTCTCTTGACACAGCAAGACAGAATTCTATAGGTCGAGGAGACCTTGTTATGTTATATTCCAATAGTAAAGAGTAGTTCTTCAAGAACTACTCTTTTGTTATGTGTGATATTCTATATTTTAACATTTCATTCCAACAATTATCTCCATATTTAGGTCTAATACAATATTCTTTGTTGTTATCTGGGTCATCAAGGCTTTGTTGTGTAATTTTTCCAAGCTTGACAACTGTTCCGTGAGCATAACTTCCATACTTTACCAACAGCTCTTTTATGTTTTCTTTAGATAGATAAAACATAAATAATTCTCCAAGATGTTCTATATTGGTGGTATGGATGTAATAAGCAGTCAATAGATAATCACACGAATGATTTAAGCGAATTTGAACATAATTGAATTTATTATGTTGAACTCCACCAAGTGATACTTTAAGTTCTACATTTTTATTTTGATATATAAAATCTCCACTACATAAAGAAGCATTGATTTTACTCAAGTTATACTTGTTTTGTATGTAATATTCTATTAATGGTCCTGTTATTGGACCAGACAACGCATTGATTTTACAATACATATGAGCTCTTTTGATACACTCGAAATTTAGAATTTCTGTTTTATGACATATATTACTTTTGTATAAACATTCTTTAAGTAATTCTTGATAATTATTTGACATAGATAATATTTTTATAGATAAAAATATTTGAAATCAATTTTTAATAAACAAATACACAATCGGTTATACTTTTAGGATTACTTACAGTTCTGTCAATGACCATACAATGATGTTCTTTAGTCATTTCGACGTAAGCCAATTGGAATTCTTCAAAAGAACTAAATGCCCAACCAAATGTATCGTAGATTTCTTTTTGAATACCAAGGTCTGGATAATAAAATAAAAAAATGTAATCGATGTTTGCTCTAATTCCAGGAGAAATAGAACGGTGACTTTGTAATGACACTAATGTAAAAATATTATGATGTCTTCCTTCAAACATTAATTTTCTAAAAGCAGTGTCGTATGGGAGTAAATTATCAATGTAGATAAACATTGTGTTGTTTTTTGTTTTTCTCTCTTTAGACACGAGATTTCCTTGAAAGTTAATAGTGCCCATTAGTAAATCTTGAGAATAACATTCTCGAACATACACTGGATTAACAATATTCTTATACATTTGATTACTTGAAATCACAAGCTTTGAAGTAAAACTCTTATTGTAAATTATTTCTTCGACTAAGAATAATTCTGTTTCTCCAAAAGACACTACTGTAGCATCTGTTTTCATTTTACCAAAGTCAAATGTATTGAATACCGTCATTAATGTAAGGAAATGGTGAATATTTAACGGTAATTTTAAGGTCGATATTTCCTCTTTATATATTTAATCATTGGGTCCTTGATGTCAAGGTCATCGGTATAGTCCATTAATTCTTCATATGGTTCTTCGATATCAATTGTTTCTTCCAAAATTTTAAAGAAATCCAACATACCATATTCAACTGTATCACGCACCACGGTGTAACAAAAGGAGTAGCTGTCATTCACAAGATGTCTAAAGAGTTGTAATGACCGTCCAATACAAGCTGCTTTCACTAAAGTTTTATTGTATTTCAACACTTCCAATTGGTCATCCAAACAATTCCTTGCGAATAACTTGAAGGAATTGAATTTTCCAGAAGCAACTATGAGATATAATCCAAATGGGTCTGGGGATATACCATACGTTGAATAGAGTGTCTTGAACATTGCTTCATTGTTGGCAGCGAGATGAGTTGAAAGAGGGTCGTTATAAATGACGTCGTGTGTTGTGAGGTAATCAATAATCTTTGTATGTTTTCCTCGAATTGCTTCAAAGAAAATACGTTTGTCACGATAGCCAAACCCAAGCTCGGTCAGTTGATTAAATAAAGAATACCAAGTTGAATTTTGATTGGTGTAACTACTGTAAGAATTGATAGTCACCAAGAAGTAATAAATGACGTCGGGCGACTTTTGGATACTTGGGTTTAATTTCATTAGATACCTAAGTGTATCGAGTGACACGCTACCACCATTGAAATTCACAGTTTCTACAAGGTGGTCTGGGGTAATATCTTTTAGAGAAACTACTTTTGTTCCAAGAGCAATATCAAGATTACCTTTTGTTTTAAGCGCTCCTCTAATAAACTCGCTTTTGTTGAATTTAAAGTTTTCTTGAAGAATTCTATTTAAAACTTTAACGTCTTTAAAATTCTTTCCAATGTTAAAGGCGGTGTCATCGCACACATTTTTCTTTAATTTTTTAGAGTATGTCTTGAAGAATGTATCGACAAAAACGTAGTTGCGTTCAGTAAGAAATATGTAATATAGACATACCTGAGAATTCAAGATACGTTTATTTCCATCAAAGAATTTGTTCAATTTGGTGATATTCAATCCTTTCTTACTGAATGTTTTACAAAAGGATTGCGATGGCATTTGTATATTAACTTAATATAACACTAAAAAACGGAATAACAGCCGCAAAAAAACAAAAGAGCGCTACTTAAAGTAGCGCTCTTTTATGAATGAATAGAGTTGCTTTAAGCAACTCTATTCATTCTATTCATTTAATTCATACAAGAAATAATGTATTCTCCCAAGGAACGGGTATCAAGATAAACATCAATTTTCTTAAAGTGATGTTCGATTACCTCAACTATTTCCATTAAACTGGCAAAATCGGTATCTTCGATGGTATTATTACGTCTTTTTAAGTGGTAAAAGAACAAATTATAGACTTCTTGAGGGTCAAGTGTATCGTAGTTCTTGTGGTATTTGCTGTTGTCTAATAATACGTGAATTTTTCCACATGTATTCGAGGATAACCAAGGAATATATCCGTCGTACATCTTATCAAAAAGTTCTTCGTAAATAGCATTACAAGTATCCAGTTCTTTATTCAATGAAACCGTGGTATCGCATCTAAGCTTTGTAGTATGAAGTCTATTAATAAATTCTGCCTTTTCAACATTAATTTTGCTGATGACTTTGGGCAATTCATTGGGTTTATATACGTGTAATTTATACTTTATGGTATCTTCATAAAAAACAAATTTATCATAATCGTTTTTATTATCAAAGATGAAATCGGGACTATAAACCCATTCTGGAAATGGAATAATTGAATAATCGCTCATCTTTGCTAATTCTGTTAATTAAATTATATTTAACTTTTGTATTGTTTTTAAACTAAAAATTTCCCCATCAATTTTATTTTTTTTTCTATAAACATATTATAATAAATTAGATATGATGGATTGGGCACAATTTCTTAAACTATCATTAGTTCTTATCGTTGTTGTTTTTGTTGTTTATTACATTAAAATGAGCACAGAACATTTCGATGCTAATGTTCCAGCTCAATTGAATTCCGTTGATAACGCCGCTGGTATTGATACCACCCAGACTTCAATGATGACCCAAAGTGCTTCTGCTATGGGAACCACTTCCAGTCAGCAAGAACTACTAAACCAACTTTCAGCTGAACTCAAGACTGCTGATACTCTTACCCCTAATCTCAAACAAAAGATTGCCGAAGTTCAATTTATTAAACCAGGCAATCTTCAAGCCATCAACACTGGTCTTGGAAACCGTGCTTTTGTCACCGATTTCCGTGGTCCTGTTTATACCGAAAAGAAGGAAGTAGGTCCTTTTGGAAAGAACACTACTGAATTCGACCCCATGCAGCCCCGTTGGCAGCTTACTAATTAAACAAAAGCGTTAGATTTTCTTGAACTAAAGTAATCCTGAAATAAAATAAGCAGTGACTTGAAGTCACTGCTTATTTTATACTTGAATAAATTCAAAAACTTTTTTAATCTGCTGCTCTGTTTGAAATCCCAACAACAAAATTTTATTGGTATTAAATACATTAAAAGAAACTCGTTTCGCACTACTTTTCTTGTTATTTTCGATAATGGTATCTGTAAAATCTTCGAAAAAACAATAGTAATGACTTATATTCATCTTGAGTGAATATTTATCAAACCTATGAAATGGGGCGTCTTCTTTGATAACAATTGGTGTTGATGCCGTATGAATATACACACCATTTACCAGAGACACCTTGATATCAATAATGTATTCCTTTTGGTCTGGTTTCCGTAACTTGATACATTCTGGATTAATAGTCATTATCATCTTTTCTGGATAATCAAATGTATCAGTTAGTCGAATAGGAGGTCTTGTTACCTTCCCAACAATAGTATTTTTACTATATTGTTTATAAAAGATAAAGTCGTTGTAAATTGTAATGTTTTTCAATAAGAATTTGCTTGTTGTATTAAATACCAATTGCTCATCGCCATAGTATCTACCATCTTCATCAAAATAGGCATAATTTCTTTTTAAGAGTTTGGCACTGTAAATATATCGCTCTCTAAAGATACTCCCTTGGTAGAGTTCAACTGGATACCGCTTCATAGCGCCATTTTTATTAGATGCCAGATAAGTAATATTGTTAAACACAGACCCGACACATTCTGCCTTTTTGTTGAATAACAACTTGTAGGTAGGATGAATGTAAAGACTATTGGAATATCTTTTAGTTTCACATTGAACGTTACCAACCTTTTTAGCAGTTAGCAAAAAGATATTCACACAGGTATTAACGAGTTCTATTGCCTCTTCTTGGGATTTACATCCTGATAATTGGAACGAGCCATTTGAAAAGATTTTCAAGTGCTTTTTATTAATCGTTGTTAGACTAATGAAATTACAAAAGCACAACTTTTTATTTTCAATTATAGTTTCTTCTGTTTTAGTTTTAACTAATTTAACAGAATAACTACAACTGACTTTTGTAAAGTAATTATTTTGTATAAGATGGTCTTTTAAAAAATATAAATTGACAATATCGATATCAAGGTCAAGTTTTCCATAGAAAGAGATAGTTGTTATTCTAAATGTCATAATTAGAATTTAAGATGCCTTAGAGGCATCTTAAATTCAGTCATCAATTTTATTTTAAATTTTAATCACTCTCAACACAACCAGAATTGGAAATAAACCAATCATTACCGTAGCACCAAATAAAATGTAAAATATATAAAGATTGCTTACAGGTGGTTGTGTAACAAATACTACAGACATTTGTTCGTCTGTATCTGGTTCTTTGGAAACAAATCGACACAATGGACAACTTACTTCCTTGAAATTATTCTCGCAATACTTGATGTAATTCGAATTACAAACACTATGAAACGTATTATTACAACAAACAGAAGTAAAGCTGTCGTTATAAATAGGTTCCAAACACAATGAACAAATGTCATCTGTCATCTTCGGGAAATTAAAAGTAGGTCTTTAAGACCTACTTTTAATTAGACAACAAGACTTATAAGGTAATTAGAATAAGAAATCATAAAAAATATGTAAGCTATCATAATCATCAACATCACTTCTGGAGTAGCTTGGAAGGTGTCGATGTATTCAATAGAAATTTTATAAATATCATAATAAGTTGTTTTAAGATATACCAGTAACACTTTTCGACAAAGTGGACATAACACTTTGATTTCTTTAGAGTTACTACGTAACATCAATGAATGGTCAATGTAACTTGCGATACAATCGTTATGAAATTTATTATTACAACACCCAACAATAAAGAATGTATCGTGAATGGGTTCCCAACAGAAAGGACAATTCTGCTCATGTATCACAGTGCTCATTCGCTTTTATAGATGTTATAAACGTAATATAACTGACAAGGAAAAAGATAATGGGTTTCTTTCTTAATTTTGACATTAGGAAATGTATCTGTTATTGTTTTTTGGATAGCAGCTTCAGCATCGGGAAGGTCAATCGAAATACCCTTTTGTTGGAGCTGATACTGAAGACGTCGAGGGTCTATGTTAATTTTTCCATTCGCTGGAGTAATTCTGTCGTAATATTTTTCATAAATGTAGTTTTTGATAAATAACGGTCCTTTGTCGGTGGTATCGCTCACTTTGTTCGCTGTCATTGTGTTATACCTATAGAAAATTTTAATTACTTAACTTTCTTTTCTTTAGAGGTTGAGCTGAATTATTCTTTTCTGGAAAGATATTTAATACTTTTTCTTCACTTTTGGTTTGAATGGGTGATTTACGATAAGGATGATAACGATTGTTTTCTTGGCTGCTACGAGACTTCATAAGATTGAATATGTTTAAAAAACTGAACATTGAGATATTAATTACAATTTCAAACATCAATTTTTTTCAATCAATTTTATTTTGAAAAAATTAAATGTGTGACTTCAAGTCACGCATTTAGATATATTCAACCCAAGTATCAAGTTCTTTTTGAACAATCGAACTTGAAATAATACCTTGGTAATCTTTAGAATATCTTTCTTTAAGAGTTTCTTTTAGTTTTGATTTTTGTTGTTCTTCTGGAAGAGCTTTGTATTCTGGGGTATTTTCGAGGTCTGTTCGAACTCTATTGGCTGTATTCAACATTTCTTCTCTAAGCATATTTTCTGTTTTTGGGGCTATTTCTGGATTTTCTATAGTTGTAGCATTAATAATTCTTGTAACTACACCCGTAGGGCAAACAATGGTATTCCCCCGTTCCACTGTGTTGAGCAATTCATTAAGAATTTGTTCTTTTACATTGGCATTGCTGTTATTCCACGTATTTTCCAAAACAGTTACTTCTGTTGAATTCAAATTGGATATAACAGCGTTTCTGGTATAAATTTGATTGACAATGTTGTTTATCTTGTTAGTGTCTTTGTTTAATCCTTGGGATAACGCAGTAATTTGTTCTTTTACTGGTGTCGTAATCGGCTCTTTCGAACCGATTTTATTATACCTAGTTTTAATCATATCTTGAACGGAACTACTATGAACTGACTGTGTATCTATTGTAAAATTGGGTATTCTTCTAATAATCGTGTCTGCTTGTGTTTCCTGTTCGTCGAGGTCATAATCGAGTATATCGATATCTCTATCGATGTCCCTGTAGATGTCCATTGTTTCTGGGATATCAGTTACAATGTATTCATCTGGAAGTTCGATAGTTGGAGTAATTATATTTCTTGAATATCTATCAGTTGTTTTAGCGGTATCAAGGTAATAAGTCAAATCAACTGGATTTAAAAGCAATGTATCTGTAATTTTCTTGAATTTTTGAGGACTTGTAGCCTTTATCTGGATGGGATAACTATTTTGTTTTTTGAAATGTAGATATATCAGTGTAAAAATAATTACACTTATTAATAATAGAATGATATACATACCAATTAATATTAGCCTATAAATTAAAATAAAGTTAGTGTCAAGCTAAATTAAAATAAAAGTAACTTTATGTAATAATTACTTTCACTTGAGCTTAAATTCGAACTAAAGAATGCTTGTTGTAATTGATACTTTGGACCAAGAATTGGGTCAAATATAGCTTTCAGTGTTTTCAAGTCGAGAATAGCAAGTTCTCTGTAAATTTGGAAATTGATACAACATACAGCTGTTAAATCAACCAAATTAATTCTTGTTTGAATTTGATAGAAATCTTTAAAAAGATTTTGATAGCTTTTAATTGACATAATGAAAGGGATTACTAAAAGTAATCCCTTTATACTTTAATCAATTTTATTTCGAAATAATATTTTACTTCCATCACACCAACTTTACGGAAAAGTTTGGTGTCTAATAGAATGTAATTTTCGCCCAATACCTTGTTGAAGATATCGTCGAAATCATTTAATTGAAGTTTATAAAAGTCGCAATACAATCCTTCACCAATTTCAAGACACACTGTGATTTCTTTTCGCTCACATTTGCTCGCTTGTTCTTGAACTAATTCTGGAACACGCCAGAAATCTCTAAAAAGGGAGATATAGTAACTTTGAATTGGTTCGTTGGATAACGAAGTGTATTTCGGCTTTGGCTTTAATTTCTTAGTGAAATACTTGAAGAACTTCATCGATTGGTTATAGTATTACATCTTAAAAATCATTTTTATATAAAAACATCTACTTAAATATATTTTAACTTCATATCAGTAATGAAGGAACCACCAGATGAACTCGATAATTTTCAATTTACAAATGTTAAATCAACACTTAATCAATTCTGTAACAATGGTATAATCAAACAAAAGCTCAATCAACATGTTCTTAATTCAAACAAAATTATGTTTGAAGTATATAAATTTGCTAATTTACATATACTTAGGTGTTTTAGAGACGGAGAAGCTTTACCTATTTTAAATCAAATTTTCTTTTACAAATGCGCTTGTTATGTCAGTGAGATGTATCTGAGAAAAGCACAAAAAAGAATTGCCACAATTTCTCTTGATAAAACTTTTGAAATTTATAAGGTTTCAAGACCAAAAGATTACGTTCCTGCTTATAGAGATAATCTCGGGCAAGTAATTAGTTACTTGGCTAAACAAATGGTTACTTCGACTATCAACCATCTTGTTCTTAACTTTTATAAACGGTTTAGTAGATACATTAGGAACAGATATAATTTAAATCCAAACGAAGCTTATACCATTTGTAAAGGAATTTATGATAAAGAATACCTCGGTGATAATGAAATTGTTATTAAGTATAGAACTATTCTTGACAATAAACCACCATACGAAAATTCTGTTAAGAAAGACCCATCTAAAATTCTTACAATTTATAATGAAATCCTATCTTTTAATATTCAAAACAATAAAAGATTATTTTCATTGTTACCAAATAAGAATGGTTTCACTATGAACTATATAACCATAGACAAAACAGTATTAAAAGACATCTTATCAAGTATAAAATTAACTGATTTTGAAAGAGACCACTTTGATGCCAATACAAACACTTATTGGAATAAATTCTTTCATATACAGAAATTCGAAACATCCAGTAAGAAATTTCATTCATTTCTAACAGATGGTGTGAGTGTAAGTATTATATTAGAGAAATTAAATGTAGTTAAATCTAAACCAAAAGAATTTGTTTATACAGACCAAGAGTTAGTTGCTTTAGACCCAGGTTTAAGAATGTTATTTGTTGGATGTAATAATAAAGATGACACAATTATCAATTGTTCTGGTAAAAGTTATTATCACGATACTGGTGTTAATAGAATAAATGATAAGCAAAAGAGGCATTATCTTAAGGACCCTGATGTATTAAGTTACATAAGAAATATGCCTGTTGGAAAAACAAATGACATATCTCAATTCTGTAAGCACTTGAGCTACTCCCTTGAGAAATTGGATAAAGTATTAGAATTTCATTATACCGTTCCATTTAGGAAATGGCATTTTACAAAATACATTTTAGAACAGAAAAAGATGAATGAACTATGTAAATTAATTAGTAAAAAAGAAAACATCAACGAACATAGTAAAGTACTTGTAGGCTTTGGTGACTGGAGTAATCCACGCGATAGTATCATCAAAGGTCATCGTCGTGGTCCAGTTTTAAAGCTTAAACGACATTTACGTAAGTGGTGTAAAGTCCTTGATGTGAATGAATTTAGGACAAGTAAATTGTGTTGTAAATGTTATACCGAAACACAAAGGGTATCTTATAACGGTAACAAGGTGAATAGTGTTCTCCGTTGCTTAAACAACGAGTGTAGAATAGTTATTGACCGAGATATCAATGGTTGTAAGAATATCCTAAAGATGTTGATGGTATCCTTAAATCAAATGGAACTACCAGCGCAATTTAATAGAACGAATAAATCTTTACCCAGTTCAGCCCAAAAGGCACCAGAACACGAAAGTAAAGAACTTGTAAGCGAACTTTGTTCGTAATTCAAGATAATCTACCAAAAGATTATATAACTGTTTAGCTGTGTATCAACACAAAAAGAGGCGTGAAATAAAACACCAAGAAGCAACAATACAACCAATACAACAATAAAAGACTTGTCTAATACCTTGGATAATAACCAAGCTCCAACAACGGTTAAAACGAGGTCAATAACAGCAAGGTCAATGATGGGAATTCGATAACTATGTAATCCAGTTCTTGGCTTACCAAATACATCGGCGTATTGACAAAGGTTCATTTTAAGATATCCTCATAAATAAAATAATAATTTATGGCGTTATACCAAATGACAGCGAGCAATAGCGAGCGACAAACGAGCCAAAGGCGAGTAGCGAAAATCGAAACAATATTCGTATCAATTGCGTCTTACAGGGACAAAATGTGTGTGAAAACAATAGAAGACATCTTTGACAAAGCAGCTGTTCCAAGTAGAATATTTCTGGGGATATGTGAGCAAAACAAAGAGCTTGGTGAGGCTTGTGTTAATCCAAATACTGCTTACGCAAAAAATATTCGTAAAGTATCGATTAATTATACAGAAGCAAAAGGGCCGACCTGGGCAAGGTTTATCTGTTCAACACTTTACAACAATGAGGACTATTTCTTTCAAATTGATAGCCATACAAAGTTGGTAAAAGACTGGGATATTAAGTGTATCGACGCAATTCATGCACTTCAAAATCAAGGTGTATTAAAACCTATATTAAGTCATTATCCTTTGGATATCGCTGACTACGCCAATTACACACCAACACTTGTTCCAAGGATAACAAAGTCTTTCTTTAATGACAGAGGAATGATTTCATTTGAAGGCGCGGAACTCATTGAGACTAATGGGCAACTTATTAGAAACGCTTACATAGCGGCCGGGTGTATTTTCACCATTGGACAATTCGTGAAAGAAGTGCCTTTCGACCCGACACTCGACTATGTCTTTGTTGGTGAAGAAATCCTTCTTTCAGCAAGAGCCTATACGTCTGGATACGATGTATTTACCCCAAGTGAAAACATAGCCTTTCACTTTTATACTCGAAGTGATAGTCCTAAGATTTGGACCGACAATCCTTACTATAGCGACCTTGAAGCATTCGATAGAATAAAGTGTTCATTAAAATTAAAGAATTATCGATGTGTTTATATAGACGAGAAATATGGTCTTGGAAACGTTAGAACATTAGAATCATTCTATGATTTTACTGGAATTGATACCAAAAGTCAAACTACTCATAAGTCCTTCGGTCCAATTCAACCAAACATTGGGCTCTTTACAATACTATTTAATACATTTAAAGCTATCTTTCGCAATGTATTAAGCGAATTATCACTTGAAACTATTATATTTGGTATGTGCTTTTTAATAGTATTAATGAGCGGCTTGAGCTTTGCTATGATTAGATACATCAAAATACATTAAGATTGTCTTAAAGACAATCTTAATTTTATTAATTCAAAATAAAAATGATTTTTTAAATTCTTTGGATAGAGTTGATATGGACCATTTACTGCCTCTTCGAAACAAAAACAAAGAAATAATAGGATATACCAAAGTATCGCAAATTGACTTTGAAATCTTGAATAAATCAAGATGGTATAAAAATAGTCACGAGACATCGCCACAAAAGAATACTTTGGTGAATATGGCAAATTAAACTTTCCTGAAGAAATAAATTAAGAATAGCTTTAAGCTATTCTTAATTTTGTTGAAATTACAAATGAAAGCGTCTTTTGTAATCTGCTATGGACGCCGCTAACGAGGTTTTGTTCCAAAGCAAAAATCTTGATAAGGCGCCTGGAGAAGTAGCGTCGTTCCAATGTTCTCTCTTACGGTGTCTCACAAGATACCTTTGCTTTCTTTTAGGGTCGCGATGTTGAGTATAATCAGAATATCCTGAAGCTCCAAAGTGTGTCACTTTTCTTTTTCCATTACGGTAACCAACTGTTGATGAAATTACACTAAAGACTAATAGAGGCACTTTAAGTGCCTCTATTGTTCATTTAAATATTTTTTATCTACAAAAGGGTATAAGTAAAGCAATGTCA